AGCAGCGGCATCAGCCGCTGGGCGTTGGCGATCTCCTGCGCCTGGTTCGGCCGGCCCATCGAGCCGGCCTCGATCTCCAGCAGGATCTCATTGGCGATGTCCTGGGCGACCGGCTCAGCCGGCCACACCGCGCCCTGGCCGACAATCTTCTTCACCCGTTCCTGCGACATCTCCCGCATCAGGATCTGGCCGCCGTTGCGCGCCAGCTGCGTCAGCAGATCGTTGAGGTCGTCGATGTTTGACCCCATCGAAGTCATCCGCGAGCCTTCGGCAATCTGCGCCTGGGTCGCGGTGGTGTTGCTGGTCCCACCGAGGTTGGCTTCCTGGATGCCGGTGGTGCGCAGAATGTCCTCATAGACCGGGTTCACTTCATAGAGATTCGGATCTATCCCTGGACCAGCATAGGGTTGAAGAAGCTGTTTGACGTCCTGCTGCGGCTGCAGCGCGTTGAACTCGATCACCGCATTGGCTTCGCGGTTGGTCAGCTTCTCCATATCCTCTTCGTCCATGGAGCCCGACACCACCGCGGTGAACGGCCGGCCGGCGATGCGCTGCTCTTTCAAGCCCTCGCGGCAGCGATTGTACTCGAGCTGCATGTCGCGCATTAACCTGACATCGCTCGGCGGGAACAGCTCGGTCTCGTCCTCGATGCCGTTGAAGATCAATGCGTACCAGGGATAGAACCGCTCGTTGTAGATCTCCGGCGATGCCGGCTCTTTTAAGAATTCCCGATAACCATCGCAGACCACATAGACCAGGCCATCGTTACGATTGTAAATCTCCCAGACGATCGCGTTCGGCTCGCCGCGGTTCTTGTCTTTGCCTTTGCTGCTCATCCAGTCTTCCATCGCCTTGGATGGGTCAGTGTCGCTGTCTGAGCCGTACTCGGTGCAATGTCCGCGTACGTCAACGCCATAGATCTCTTCGATCTCGCTAACGGATAGGAGATACTCCTCGGCGACCCAGCCGGCCGCGACCCAGTTGCGCAGATCGATGCACTTGATGTCCGGGATGATGCGGGTCGACAACGGGAAGTCGAAGGTAAGCCCTTCGCGCACCACCGCACCCTGCGCCTTGACCAGATCCGCCAGTAGCAGCCGGAGCTGCTCGGCCTCGGAATCGTCGTTGTCGGTGATGCTGTCGGTGGCGTCGGCCGCCAGGCGCTCGAGCGTGGCCAACCGTTCGTTGGCGTCGGCGATGCCCTTTTCCAGGTCGGGCCGCTGCTGCATCACCCGCTCAAACCCAAGCTTCACATAGGCCACGCCGTTGGTGACGGCGCGCCGCACGCTCATCTTCAGCATGGACTTGAACGGATGCGGCTGGTTATCGACCTCGTAGGCGTACAGCAGCTCGAGCGTGCGGGCGAGCTTGTCCATCATGATGTTCTCGGACTTGACCCGAGCCGCATCCATCATGATGTCCATGCCGCTGCCGACCGCCTGCGCGATCATCGGCGAGGCCGGCGGCGCCATGCCACCGGCGGCGGCGCCGGCAGCGGCCTGGCCGAGCTGGTCGCCGAGCCCCTGCGGCTGCTGCATCTCGCCGGGGATCGGGCCGGCGCCCATGCTCGGCATAGTGGCGCCGCCCAGGGCAGCGCCCATCTGGCCGGAGATCTGGTTGACGCCAGGCGACGGCATCGTCGCCGGGTTGGGCGGCATGCCGCCGGCCATCAGCATGCCGATGTCGGGCGGGCTGCCGGTCGCCATCGGCATCATGCCCTGGACCGCGCTGCCGGCCGCGCCGGCGACCTGGCCGGCCATTCCTGGCGGCATGCCGGGCATTCCGCCAGGCGCCATCGGCCCCTGGCCCATGGCGCCGGCGGCTTGCGCCTGCTGCATCATCATGGCGGCAGACTGCATCAGCTGATTGAGGGTGGTCTGGCTCTCGTCCCATGACGTCGCATTTAGCCGCGGACGTTTCTTCGCTACTGCCTTGGGGTTCTTGGCGTAAAGAAATGCCGTCTTTTGCGCCACCAGCCTGAGCGTGAGGTTGGCGACGTAACGCTTGTCTTTGCTGTCCTTGGACCACTGCTTGCCGAAGCAGAATTCCTGGTCCTCGCGCATGCGATCGAAGCTGGGCTTCCAGTACCGCTTGGCCTTCTTCACCTTACTGGTCCAGTCGCGGACCAGGTTGCGGCGGCGGTCTGGCGGATCCGGGTTGGCGCGGGGAATGGAGTTAGGCTGGCCGGTGGTCGGATTGATATCCGGCTCGCTGGATTTCTCATCGAAGCCGGCGAACACACGCATCATGTCGTCTTGGAAGGCGTCTACCATCCTTGCAGGCCCCTCGCCCGTAAGTCGCGACCCTCACGCCGGCGCGTGTTTGCGAACATCTCACGGTAGGTGCCGGTCAACACTTCCGGCTCGATCTTTCTGCCGCGGGTTCGCCCGTGCATCTTCGACAGTCCTAGCCCAATAAGGCTCAAAGTGTCGACTACGTCGTCGTTTGAGCCGTGCGGAAACTTCAGGATCTGGTCCTGCATTTCCGACCATGAACGGATGAAACCCGGGAAGCGCACCATCTTCATGCTGGTGCGGGCCTGGATCGCCTGCGAACGCTGCTGCTTGTCAGCTGCGGGATTGATCGGGTCGATCGCACAGAACGCCTGCTTCTCGGCCATGCGCCGGCGCAGGAAGGGTCCGAGGCTCTTGGTGATGGCGCCGCCCTCGGCCCACCAGAACATCGGCTTGTACTTCTTCATCAGCACGATCATGCACTCGACCGCCTGATGCGAATCCAGCCGGTCCCAGATCATGTCCGGCATGATCCAGATGTTGTCCTTCTCGTCGACGCCGACGATCATCAGACAGGTTTTATCGGCGGACTTGGCCACCGAGACAGCGTGGTCCGATGCCCCATAGAATCTAAGGGTATGAAACGCCGGCACGTCATCCATTTTATTGTAAGTGACCAGGTCATCTGACTTGAAGAAAGCCCCATCTTTAGGCCCTGGACGGCCCTGATACAGTGCAGCAAATCCACGCGGATCGGTGGCACGGATCTCCTCCAGATATTGCTTGGTGAACCGCTCAGGCCACAGTGCCTCGCCCGGTTTGCGGCCGAGCACATCGTTGTCTTCGGCCAGTGCCGGCAGATCTATCTTGCGCCAGGCTTTGGCTTCTTCGACGTTGTAGTAGGGATTAAGCGGGTCGATAAGCCGACCAACGAGATCATCCTCGGTCCACCTGGTCTGGACGATGACGATAGTGCCAGTCGAATCCATGAGGCGAGTTCTGAGGACTTGATTGTACCATTGCCAAAGCTTCTCTCTAACAATGACTGAGTCCGCTTCAGTTCGGTCCTTAATTGGGTCGTCCAATAAGATGCAGTGACCACCACGTCCGGTGATCGAGGAGCCGCGTCCCACACTGAAGACCACTCCATCACGGGTCGTTTGGACTCGGTTGACGGCATTGGCGCCTACCTTGATCTCGACTTCGGGAAACACCTGTTTGTATTCTGGCGTTTCCATAATATCCCGGACCCGCCGTCCGAGATCCCATGAATAGTGTTCGTTGTAGGTTGCGACAATAATTGAGCGGTCAGGATGTCGACCAACATACCAAGCAGGGAACATGGCACTGGCGAGTGTGGTCTTGCCAAATCTGGGTCCGACATTGATCATCAACCTGCGGTAATCACCACGCTCGACCTCTTCCAGCGAGCGGCCGATCATGCGGTGGAACGGCTGTGGCTGGTAAAGCGACTTCCCGACATCGTCATCGTAGTTGGGGTCGGGCATCATCAATTCTGTAAACGCTATCAAATCATCACGGGCGATGAGGATAGCTCGTTTACGCTTAAGCAGTTTCCGCTGGATGTCCTTTTCAGAGTCCGTCATCGGTGTGCTTGTACTTCGCCATCGGCGCGTCCGGCAGCTTCTTGATGGACACCTTCGGCTTGGAGCTGATGGTGTTCGGCTCGACCGGCGTAGGCTGCGGGCCTTTCACTGGCGAAGTGTGGTGGGTGTAATTGTCCATGGTCTTGGACACGGCCGGCGGCGCCTTGGCGACCGGCGGCGCTTTGATGTTTACGGTCTTGCCGAATTTGTTAGCCACTGGGTTCCCCTTAAGGTTGAAAATCCGAAAAAATTTTTGGGCTAGGCCGCGTCTTCGTCGTCGTCGTCCTGCATCAACACGCCGACGCCGTTGACGGTGATCTGGATGTCGACACCATCCGGTACCGTCAGTGCGATTTCGATCCGCGGAGTGAGCGGCCGGATCAAAGCCGGATCCGGTGGAAATACATCCTGTTCAGGCTTGGCCATTTTATCTCCTGACTGTGCAGCGTTCCATCTGGATAATTGTTCGCGCCAGTTGTCGGCAGGCGGTTTCGGCATTGATCGCGTCTATTTCATATCGAGTGTAAAACGGCGGGCGCTCGGTGACGACTGTGCAGCTGGACAACAAGACTGCGAGCAGCGCCAGGACGAGGGCCATTAGAGCCTCAGTGGCGCGACTACGCCGAGCAGGCCGGCGATAATATAGACGACCACCAGGACGACGATCACGGTGATCAGAACATTGATAACAGTGGCAAAAGGGGGCGGCAGCGGAATCAGTGGCAGGAGCTGTTGGATCCCCCAAATGATTACCCCCAATACGATCAGCAGCAGGACGATCGAGATAAGCGTGCCAATCATTGTAGCCCCCCGGCGTTAGATCAGCGTCTGCGCGGTATCACCTTCTGGCCGACGAATTGCGGCTCGATCATATACTTGGTTTCGTCGATTGTAACCGGACCACCGGCGCTGATCGGCGTGCCGTCCGGCACGGTCTCCGGCGTTACCGGCGCCGGCGGCGGGTGGGTCGCGTCGTAGGCGGTCTTGGTGTCGATCGCTCGATTGATCGCGTCGGCGGTCGCCACCTTCTCATTGAACACGTTGACGGGGCCGGAGGGCTCCAGCTCCCCGCCAACGCGCAGCTGTGGGTTTTTAGGCCACTCAGTCACTTAGTCTGCGGCTCCGATGGCGGATTGGGAGCCTGCGGGTTGTCAGGCGGCTGCCCCATCGGGTCGATGCCACCGTGTTGTTTCTTGGCCAGTTCGACCGGATCGGAGGTCTGCTCGGGCTGGTCGCCCGCAGTCCGCCGCGTTTCAGGATGCTTTGTTGCAGTGCGAGGTTCGTCTTCGTTATCGTCATCGTGCGACTTCTTGGACATTTTGGCTTTCCTCCGCTTTCGGGGTGTGGCCGGCTTCCTTCGCGCAGTCACCTTGCGCTTTCGCGCAACAACCGGGCGCTTTCGCTTGGCCTTCTTCATAACATCGTATCCTCTTTATCGTTGCAGCTTTTTATTTCGCCTTCTCAGCAATGGGTTGGCAGGATTTTGCCAGCTCAGTGATCAGCGTGTCACGGCGCTGCGATGCGTCACTGACCTGATATAGAACGTAAGCCACGATCGCCAAACAGACGCAGTTGATCACCACCAGCGGCAGTGCCAGCGGCCCGGCTGCCTGCAAACCTTTGGCAACTTCGCCCGCCACCTTGCCGGTGTACTGGATCATTTTTTCCTGGCTTCTAGCGCCTTGATGCGCTTCTCCATAGCGTCGAGCCGCGCACCGAGCGACGGCGGCGGCGGCGGCTGGTCGCTGAATGTGCCGGTCGCGTGGTCGTAGACCTTACCACCGAAATCCTTCTGCGGGTTATCGCCAGTGTAACCGACGATCTCGATCACCCGCTGATTGATCGAATGGACCGCGGTCGGGTCGTAGGTGGCCGCGCCAACGATGCTCTGATCACGCTGGCGGAAGATGTTGCAGACCACGCTGCCGGGCTTGAAGTTCGGCTTGGGCGGCGGCGCGGTGTCGACCAGCAACTCGCCAGTAGTTGGATGATATGTTGCCGGCTTGGGCGGCTGCATCAGCAGGAAGTTGGGCCGGACGTAGTCGTACCAATCGACGCTGTCGGCCTCGCGCCTGGCGTAGATTGTCCTGGCCGGCGCATCCTTCTGCGGCTTGACCGGCTGGTATTGTACCCACACGCCGTGGTCGATTATTTCCATGGTCAGGCCGCTTCCGATGCATAGTAACCGCCGGCGGTCTTAACCTGAAGCACCCGGTAGCGTTGCGTTAGAAAAGACCCACCGAAGCCGCTCAGTTGCGCGCCGCTGCCGCCGGTCTGGCAGCCGGTCGGCCCATACGGTTCGGTCAGTCCCTCGTCGCTACTGTGGACGTAATCGCCGACGTAGACCAGCCGGGTCTGGGTCAGCGGCTCGCCTTCGCGGGTGGTGAGGAATCGGTAGTAGACGCCGGCGCCGTGCGACCAGCCGCCCATGTAAAACTGGCCGTCAGTCGACATGCCGACATTGGCGCCGAAGTACCCGGCGCAGTGGTAGGCTACGGTCGGGTAGGGCGGCCCCTGGATCTGAACGCTGGAAGGCGCACCCGAGGCGAAGTTAACGCCGTTGTTGAACAGGGTGTGATTGGTATTGCTCGGAAAGGAAGACCCGCCGTTGGCGTTGAGCGTGCCGGTGAACGTGGCAACGCCCGCAGCGATACCGCCACCCAGCGACATGCCACCATTCGGCAGAACATAATTGGTGCCGTCAAAGCCGACGTAGTGGGCCTGGTTGCTGCCGAGGAAGACGTAACCCGAATTCGCGCCGCGGCTGGAGTATGTGTCAGCGTTAACCTTCAAGTCGCCGGTCATGGTATCGCCGGCCTTGCTCACCTTGGCCGTGCTGACGTTGGCGATGTTGGTGGCGTTGGTGGCGTCAGCTGCGTCGACGTAGTCCCGGCGCACCGCCTGGGCCGAAGTCGGACCAGCCGGCAGACTAAGGTGGCCGGTCATGGTCGAGCCGGTCTTGGCGACCTTCTCGGCTTCCAGTTCGGCGATCGCCGCCTGCACGTTGGTGGCCGCGACGTCGCCGACCGGCGCAGATGGCACCGTACTGGCGGCCGGCGGCGGCGGCTGGGAATCGTCGACATACTGCTTGGTGGCCGCTTCCATGGCGTCGGTCGGATCGGCCGACAGCAACAGCGGCCCGATCATGGTGCCGCCGGCGAGCAGCAGGTAGTTGGAGCCTTCGGCGAACGAGGCCATGCGCCACTGCGCGAGATTGAAGGCGCCTGGCGGAATGGCGGAAGTCGCGACGTATAGGTCGCCCTGGTAGACGACGAAGTCGTTGATGGAATATTGCGATCGCGTGTCGAAGTAGCGCACCGCGAGCAGGGCGAGCGGCTGGCCGCTGGTGTCGCCGACCGCGAGCTGCCGGTTGGCGGTATTGACCGCGATCTCGCCCTTCTCCAGCGGATTGGCAAACGGGGCAGATGCGTTGCTGTCGCGGCGGTGGCGGTAGTGCGAGGTCATGGTCAGTTCCCCGGCTGCGCTGGCGGCGTGAAATTGGCGGTCCACAACGCCTTACCCTTGGTAACACGAAACTCATCGATGTAGCCGGTCCAGTAGTTGGTGTTGTTGCCGATCGCACCAATGACGAACGACCAAGTGCTGACGTAGATCGGAAAGGCGCCATAATCATTCGGCCCGGCGTCGAGAACGCCGTCGAGATACGACCTGAAGGCATTGTTCTGTCTGGTCACCGCCCAATGATGCCACACGTTAGGTGTGACAGGATGAATGCCAACCACACCTTGAACAACCCAATCTGTTCCAGTCTTACCAAACCAGCACTGCATACAATTGTCGCCAGCACCGATAAGCGCCCCGCACGTTAGATCGACTAGACTTGGGCTACATCGACCAAACAATCCGCGATTAACACCTAGAGAACCAGTGTTATAGAACCAGCAATCAATCGTGAAATCCTCATAGCCGAAGTTCAGCTCGCCGGGAGTGCCCGCAACATAACAAATCTGCGCGCCGTTGAATTGCACAGCTGCGTTGCCAAATTTCTTTTGCGCCGTCGATATTGCTGCGCTGCCGGGATGGATAACTTGCCGCTTCTGCGAGCTGTCCTTGAAGTCGCCGTCGAAGTGCAACATCAGCACGGTCTTGTCACCAGTGACGCCATGCACGTCGGTCGGTGGCGTGAAGTCGGCAGTCCATAGTGCCTTACCCTTGGTGATGCGCAGCTCATCCATATAGCCTTTAAACGGATAGGCGGTGCTGCCCCACATACCGATCGTCAAAGGTGTGACTATGACGGGCAATGCCGGCGTGGTCATCGGAGCACCGCCAACACCATTGAGGTAGATTTTGTTCACCCGATTAGCGCGAACGAATGCGACGTGGTGCCAATTGTTAATCGTAATATAGGCGGGGGCATATACGGAAAAATCGCCGCCGGCACTGGCCTGGCGTTGCAGCATGGTGACGCCGCCGTCAGATAGGATCATGAACAGCCAGCCGTCACCAGCAAGATGCGCCAGAAAAGCCATTGCCTGCCCGGCAGGCGGTATTGCCGTCGGTCGCACCCAGAAATCGATGGTGTAATCGTCACCCATCGACCAAACCGGATTATCTGCATGTTGCGCGTAATCATCCATGCCGTCGAACAATGCGGATATTCTGCCAAATTTGCTTTGCGCTATCGAAAAAGTCAGACCGGCAAAACTACTGGCAGCTCCAAGCTTATATTGCGAAGCGTCACCAAAATTACCGTCAAAATGCATCAGCAGCACGGTGTTGAGATCGGGATACGGCTCATATTTCCTTGTTGGCGGCGTGAAATTGGCGGTCCATCGGGCGATGCCGTTGCTGACGCGAAACTCTTCCATGTAGCCGTAGAAATAAGCGTAGCCGTCCGGTTTGGGCCAGCAGCCCAACATCGGACCATAAGATGCGTTGGCAAATGCAAGCGCTGATGTTGCTGTGCCTTTCAGCACACCGTTTTCAAATGCGTAGAACGTGGTGCCCTTGCGTACGATGGCGCGGTGTATCCAGACATTGAGTTGAGCGGTGCCCATCAGCAGCGCCGACGCGATGTTCCAACTCGCCTGATCGTTAGAGGCGTAAAAGTAAAGGCCGTTGCTATCTCCCCAGCCAACCAACATCGGCGAGTAGAGAATGCCAATCGTGTCCCAGGTGAACGAGGGTCGATAGGTCGTGACATCGCCTACTCGGTGTTCCCACCAATCGATGGTGAAATCGTTGAGCGCCAGGTTGAATGAATTATCGACGTTCACTGGCGAATAAATATACGCATTGTTGTTGAATTGCGTCGCCGCTACATGCAACGGACCGGGGCCGCTGCTGCCGTCGCCAATGACAAACGCATTGACGACAGCAGCTGCTCCGTTCTGTTTAGGTGAATTATCGACCATGTAAGTTGAATTGACCGGCCCATCCATGTGGAGAAGCCAAGTCGTATAGGCATCGTTGTAGCGCGTGTCGTCGCCGGGATATTTGAAACCGAGGCCTCGGTTGCTCATGCGATCAAGCTCCCGCACAGCACCCAGCCATCGGTGGTGACTTTTACCAACGTGGCGCAAGAACCAATCTTTGGTAGTTTGCGCTTACTGTCTTCAGAGGTAATCGAAACGCCTGCTCCTGGGACGATCGTCGCTATGATGTTTGCGGTGACCATAAGATCGATCTCTGCGCCAACCGCAAAAGCGACAGCAGAATTAGGCGGCACGGTCAGGCTCAGCGGAGAAGCCGTGCTATTCCACAGTGCGACAATCTTGCCGGTGTCGGACAGCACCAGCGTGTAGGCCGTCCTGTCAGCGGAATTAAACGCTCGCACACCGGCATCGACGTACTGCTTGGTGGCAACGCCAAGCGGCACATTCGGATCAGCAAAAACAGACAATCGACCATCAACACGGTTACCAGTGAGAACAACAGCGGATACGCTGGTGCCGTCATCAGCGTAAGCGATAAGTTGAAACTGCGAACCTTGATTGCCGCCGCTTTCGGTACTGCCATCCATTCGCGTTAGCCAACGACGACCGCCGTTACGATTAAACCTAACGTCAGCAACAACGCCGCCAGTATCATTTAAAATCATAAGCGGTGTTGATTTGGCAATCGCCAGATCGCCGGTCATAGTATCGCCGGATTTCAGAACGAACTGCGCGGCGCCGGCGACCGCGACCCAAGCAGTGCCGTCCCACTTGTACTGCGGGACGCCGGCGACAGCGGGCGTCGGGTAGATGTCGTTGATCGCTGGCGATGAGGGGAAGTTGATGCCCATCACAGCCTCGCGTCTGCTGTGATGCTGGTAAAGAACCAACACTGTCCGGTTGCGTTGGCCGTTCTAATTTCCTGGATAACTGCATTGCCTTGAAGGCTAAGCGAGCCAACAGAAGCAGGAAACCCATTAACATTTTGATTGACGCCAGTTAGTGTAGGTGCCGCCCGCATCGGAGTGAGAAGTGACGATGTCCCATAAAAATTGCTGCCAGGATTGGCATAACCATTCCAAATTAGCCAACTAGGTTGCCAATACCGCTGACACGTCACCAACTCCTGATCATACGGGCGCATGATCATCGGCGACTGCGCGGCGGTCGGCGCTTGGCTGCCGGGGAGAACGACAACGCCGGTCAAGCGAAACGCATCTGTCGTTGCCGCCACAGCATTAACTTGACCAGGAGCAGCGATGTAGTTTCCGGCCTGCCAAGCGTTTGCTGCTGGTGCCGTGAAGGTGGTCCCGCAGCCCATTGAAAACATCAACTGAATGCCGAGAGTGTTATCGATAGCCCACGCCCCTGCCGTATCTCCTGGGATCGTTACAACATTATATTGAGCAGTAGCGGCAGCGTTCTGTGTGTAAGTTGTTACATAACTCCTAGTAGCGCCGCTGTTTTGCACTCCAACGCTGTAAAGACCTGGGCGAGCGTGTGCAGTCCAAAATCCAATCGTAAGCGGCTGCGCGTTTGCAGTACCCCACCGCATTCGCAGAGTACGAAAGCCTTCTATGCGATGTATGACTTGCAAGTAGTCGCCAGCACCAAGCGAAACTTGGGCTGGAGTAATAGTTACTATCAAACGATATGGCGTATAAAAAACCGTACCTCCACCGTTGTCGACGGTTCCTGTAAATCCCATTCCACCAGCGAAACCAATTCGCCAACCGTCGCAAATATATCCGGTTGCATTGGTTAGCGGCACACCGGGCTGATTAACCTCCATGCCGCCGTTGATCTGCATCCCGCTGTACGCCAGCGCATCGAGTGGCGCGGCGTAGGCCGTAATCGCCGCATCAACGTAATCCTTGCGCACCGCATTGGCGGCGGCAGGCGTCACTGGCAGCGACAAATGCCCCGTCATGATGTCGCCGGTTTTGGCGACAAACGCGGTTGGGTCGAGGCTCGGCACTGCGGCCGCCTGCACCCACTGCGCGGGACCTACGCCGTCGTTGTAGCGGACGTAGAGCATGCCAGTGTCGGATTCCCACCAGAGCGCACCGTCGACCGGCGAAGACGGCGGCGTGTCGCTGACGGTCAGCGAGGATTTGTTGTTAATTGCGGTGGTCAGTGCCGCATCCGCAGTATCAACGTAGTCCTTGCGCACCGCATTAGCCGCAGCTGGCCCAGTCGGCAGCGATAAATGGCCAGACATGACATCGCCGGCCTTGGCCACCTTCTCGGTGTCCAATTCGACAATCGCCGCTTGCACATTGGTCGCTGCGATATTGCCGGCCGGCGCAAAAGTAACCGTAGCGGCGGATCCACCGCCGGCAGCGCCCAATTGCGTCCAATTCGACGCATTGAACGCGCCAGGCGGGATCGCGGCGTTGGCTTTGTAGATATTTCCGGCCTGGACGACGATATCGCCCGAGGCATAGCTCGCGCGGACGTCAAAATAGCGAATTGCCAGCAACGCTATCGGCACGCCGACCGTGGTAGCGTTGGAATCGCCGACCGCGAGCTGCCGATTGGCAGTGTTTACTGCCAATTCGCCAGGCTCGAGCAGACTTGGAAACGCATTGGCCGGGTTGGCACTGCGCCGGTGGCGGTACCGCTTCATGACCTCATCCTCAATTCAAGGCCTGGTAAACTGGCAGTCTTTAGCGTTTGCGGCTGCGGGCCGCCGGGTCGGTAAAGGTGAAATCGATCGTGTTGCTGCGCATGCCGCCGGTGCGGACGCCGACCGGACAGGTGGCGGCGACCTGGAACAGCGACGGTTTGACGTTGGTGCGAACCTGCGTGTCGCTCAACAGCGCGGTCGGCTCGTCGAGACCGTTGAAGGTGATGATACTGGCGTTATTGAAGCCAGTGCCATCGACAATCAGCTGCAGATCGGGATCGCCGCACACCGCGGTATCGGGATTGAGGCCGTCGACCGTCGGCGGATCGACCTGGCCGATCGTCGGCACGTTGTCGGCGCCGCCGATATTGATCTTGGCCGGACCGGAGATCGTCATCACCTGCGTTTCATCGATATGATAGATCGTCATTTGTCACTCCCTTCAGAATGTGCCGCCGTCGAGCTGCACCCAGTAGCCATCGATCCTGACGTAAGCCTCGCCGTCGAACGGCGCCTCTTCGATTCCGCCCGAGCCGCCGCTGCCGCCGCTCAAGACGACGAATTCCGATGGTATGCGCTTGTTGGAGCTCGGCGGCGCAATATTGCGAATAGCATTGTTGCCGCCGACCGGATTGGCGGCCGGCACCCAGAGCGCAACGCGCAGATTCTGGCTCATGTTGCTCTCATGGCGGCAGCACCGCGGCGATGTGCGGCCGGAACCATACCGCCCAGAAACGGCTGTCGGCCGCGGGCGCCGCAGCCATACTCAAAGTCGAGCCGAGGGCGGTGTAATCGACCGACGGCTCTTGGATCACACCGTCCAGACTGACTTGCAGCTGCGCGCCGGAGCCGACATCGACCGCAACCGCCGGCGGGCCGGCAACCGGATCGATGTAGCTCAACGCGAACGTCGTCTTGACGCCGTCCGGGACGAGCGGCTGCACCTTGAAGCAATCCACTTGCGCAGAATTGATCTGATCGGGCGGGATCATCAGATCCCACTGCACAACCGTGCCGGCGCCGGGCGCCTCGACCATGGTCATGCTGTCGGCCGCGGCGTCGGTGGTGTAGTCGATTTGCGGGACGAGGCGGACGCCGTTTAAGTAAACGTCATGGCCCTCGTTGGTGAAAACCGGCGCCAAGCCGTTGATGTCGACACCGGTGAAGACCGTCTGGCCGGCAGTCGCGAGATAAACATAGCGGGCGCGGAAACCTGGCGCGACGGTGACACCGGGCGGCTGCCAGGCGGTGCCGTTCCAGATCATGATCGAGTTCTTGGTGGTGTCGTAGTAGAAACTGCCGGTCGCGATCGGGCTCGGCACGCTTTCGCCGGTGTTGGGGTTGGTCTCGCCGGACGCCGGCGGGTGG